CTGTTGCTCCTCCAGCTAAGAATCTTTGTCTAGCTTGAGCTGCATCACTAGCCTCAGATCTAGATAAACCTGCTCCCGTAAAACCGCCTGTCCCTGCTAATCCACCTTCAGCGGTTTTTCCTAATAGCCCTCCTCTGGTTTTTACAGAGGCATTAAAGTCATCAATAGCTTTTGTAACATTTTTCATAGCTGCTTCACTACGTTGCGCTCCAGCCACTAGTCCATCAAAAAACTTAGACATATTTTCAACTCCGCGAACTGCAAATCCTCCAACTGCGGAGAACAATCTGCCAAACACAAGTTGTAAAATTCCTAAAAAAGCTAGTAGAGCGACACCGGCATTGTTTTTTATGAAATCAACAAAAGGCACTACAAAGTTAGCAGTTAATTGGCCAAACTGTAGTGCAAGCTCAATTAACCCAGCTTGTAATTGTTCGAGAGATTTTTGTGCAGAGGCAGTGGTAACATCAATAGATGAAAATTTTCTATTACCTTCATCTATAATAGCGTTAACAAATGCTTGTCGTTTTTCAAAATTAGTTAAAGAGTTAGTTGCGATATTTACTTTAGAAGCATAAGACGCAACGGCAGGATCAATTCTTGTGAAAATACCAAGTTCGTCTAAGAGTTCTGGTTCAAGTTTTGATGCACCTCGAACCACTCTTTGAAAAGCGTCCGTTAAGTTTCTTCCTAAAGCCTTTGACGCTTTAAGAGATACTTCTGATAATGCTTCAATTTGGTCTGAGTTGAAGCCTGCTGAGAGAGCTATATTTATATTCTGAGCAGCCTCTGAAAGAGTAAGTTGTGATTGGGTAATTTCTTGTACTGATTTAAGAATCGAAGCACCACTTTGTCCTATTTCAAGGGCTAAAGTTTTTGTACCTTTAATAATCTGTTCAGCTCGAGCAGCTCTACCAAGCGCGTCAAAAGCCGCTGTAATAGCAAACACGTTAGCAGCAGCTGCTGCATACACACCAACTAAACCACCTAGACCTGTAGCTTGTGCTGAAAAAGAACGACCTGCTGATGCAGAACTTTGACCTAATCTAGTTTGAGCTTTACCTATACGTTGGGTATCACCTTCAACTTTTTTGGCGCCTTTGCTTAAAAATTCAGTTTGGACAGTGTTTTTAATTTTACTACCAGCCACGGGGTTTCCTATCTACTACGTGATTTAGCTTTTGACATTGCGTCTCGTTCTTTTTGTTTTTGAGCATAATACTTACTAGCCTCAGCTTCAGCTGCTTTGAGTAAATGAAAAACATCTTTTCTATTATCCATATCATAGATGTCCATAATGTCCATTAAACCACTATAGTCTTTACCCATCCAGCTTCCACTCATACCTTCCCAGTTATCTGGTAAGGCATTGAATAGAATTAGTGCGCATTGAGCTTCATAAGATAGAGAATCAACCTCTAAAGGTATATCTTCTTCTCTAGGCTCCCAACCCATCTGATCGCACATAAGCAGATATTGCTCAGTTGACATACCTCCGCTAAAAAACACATTACGAAGGTATTCAATTAGTTTTTTTCGTTTGTCTCGGCTTTAGTTTTTGAAAACTGCTCAAAATCATTCATAGCATCTGTTACAAATTGATCAAACAGTGTAGAATTTTTTAATAATTCTAGTGCCTCTTCTGGACTATATTCGATCTCTTCTTCACCATTAACGCCAGATATATCAGCTGGAAATAGTAGTGGTAAGTTTTTGTATTTTAGACCACTCCATCCTTTAATAGCTTTTTCTGAGTATGCTTCTAAAAACTTATCATTATCAACTTCTTCTTCTCGTTGACGTGTACGTTTATTAAATTTGAAAGTTAATGATCTATTTCTAATTTTCATCAACTCATCTCGATTAAGATAGACTAAATCAATCATGAATCCATCAATTTCTGGAAATTCAACTGTAGTTACAGTTTCTTTAGCCATTAAACTTTTTATTTTACTCATTATTTTTCCCCTCTATAAGTAAAAAGCGCTATCGGTATATCTGCTACTGTTGGGTGAGGGGAGTCCCATTTCGCAAACCGATAGCGCCATCTGTAAACCTTTATCCCCCCTCAAAGATAAATTAAGACTTTTTAGCAAATATTGTTATTTCACCACCATCACCTTTTGTAGCTGTTGGCTCTTGTGCAACAAAATTTACTGACATGCTAACTACATCCTCTGTAGCTAATGTTGGAAATTCAAACTGAACTGCGTCCATTTGAAATGCTACATAAGGTGCTGTAGTGCCACCAATAATTAAGTTAGCATTAGATGTCTGTGCTGAACTAGTTCTTGTATCTTGAGATATATTTCTTAAAAATCCAGCAGATTCTAAGTCATCAGATCTTAAATACATACTTGCAGAACCTGTTACAGCTCTTGTACCTGTAAATTGACCAATAGGAGAGTTCAATGTTGAAAGCTCTTCTGGTGTTAGGTATGTAATATTATTATTATAATCAAAACTTAGAGCAGTTACTGGAAAAGTAAACTTCTCATCAGCTGCACCAGCTGTAGCTTGATGATGAAACTCAATTGTACTAAGTCTGTTTTTAATAAATGCGTTTGTAGCAACGCTTCCCGCAACGTTCATAGAACCGTATGGGTGATAGGCTTGTGCTTCTGCAGATAGTGTAGCAGTTGCATTTGAGTTAGCAGTTATAGTTGTTCCAGCGTTTAATATTCCACCAAACACTGAAATAGCTTTGTCTCTATCAGCACCAGTAAGTTCTTTTAAGTCTGTTCCAAACCCTGCCCATGTAGTTGTTGCAATTTCTTCAATACCTGCATCAACCGTAGCTTGATTAACAGTAGCATTACCGACTTGGTATACCACGTTATCAAGTTTAAAATATAAGTGGTTTTCTTGAGCAGTTGAAAAGTTAGTTGCTGTAGCCGCTTTACCTGCTGCAGCTGCAACAGTTGTACTTCTTAGCTTTCCTTCGGTTTCCCAACCTGATCTACTATCAGTTGATGAAGCAGGTTTTGTATTTGTAATCATTGACTGCCACATAAACCAATCAGCTATTGGCATAGAATTACCATTATCAGTCGTGTTAGCCGCTGTACCAGGTGATTCTGAGTCAGCTGTGACTTCAACCCCAGTTGGTCGTAAATAAGTCTGAAAGTTCCAATCTACAGGGTTAATTGCAGTATTGAATCTTTGCTGAGATCTATCTGGAGAAGTTCCAGATTCCAATGAAGTAATATCAGTTGTAGCAGCACTTGATGTTAATGCAAAACCAGCTAGTACCTCGAGTTTCCAGGTGTTACTTGGTGTCATTGCAGTAGCGGCAGCTCCGCCTGCTAAATCAATGGTTGAAAAGAACACTTCTGAATTTCTTTGTAAATTTAAAGAAGGCATTTATTTTCTCCTTAATCCTCTAATCTGTACTCTACGGTTAGAACAATTTCTGCTAGACCTAGTGGCTCGGCAAGTCCTTCATCAGTAGAAACATTGTCTATTTGTATATTCAAGATTCCCTTCTCTGGACTACCTGGTAAGTTATAGATAACGTGTTCGATATCTTGTACTAACTCATCAGCTTTTGTTTGAGAATCGTCCTCTCCGTATACGTATGCTCTTATAGTAACGTCTAACGTTGCAACCGTCAAACTTTTAGTATTAAAATCTCGGATTTCGGTACCCGCGTTAAGATAAAGTGCAGGAAAGTCATTAACTTCGTCTAGAAACTTAATTTTTCTATAAACATTATTAAATATGTTTGTAGTATAGGTGTATGAACTGTCAAAGCCAGATTGTTGACCGTCTATCTCTTTAAGATTAGAAACTAAAAAATCAATTATATCTGTGCGTCTTGATTGTGGCATTAATTACCCCTCACTATGTTAAACTTTCGTGCATATAGACCTTGTACAACTTCTCTTATTGTATTTGTTACTAATATATCTGGATTGCGCTGACTTTCAATTAAGCTTTTATAAATAGGGTCATAAAAAAATCTAATAACATTTGCCTTATAATTAGGTAAAACTGCAACACTACTTCTAAATCTCCCAGTTCTTTCAGTAAGTATAGTTGGAGATTGTGGAGGTCCTCGCTCAGGTCCTTTAGGCATGATTGCGCCTAGTCTTCTTTGTACAAGTGCTGATAGCTGGGCTCCAGAAATAAACTTTTGCTGAGTGACATCTTTTTTTCTTTTACTTTTAAATTTTATATTATCAAAAGTCTGGCGTCCAATCGATGGACTTTCGTAGGTAGTCCTGATAGTAAAAGGGGTTAACCCTCCTCTTTCAAACTCTTTAGCAAATCCTACTATCAGAGAAAGATACTCATTCGCAGCATCCTTACTTTTAATTTTTTCAGGTATACCTCTTTGTACTAAATTATTTAGGAGACCTTGAGAAAATTTTACTTCGTGAATTTTCATATGAGCTTCACTTATTTTTGCAGTTGCGTCTTGAATATCTTTTGTAATATCGTTATATAATTTTGCTTTAGGAGTTATAATCATAATTGCTTTAGCTTCACTTGGTTTTACTTTTAATACCACAGAGAAGTATTCCCCAAATATCTTAGGATCATTAAACGCATCGACTGGTAGATTTTTTAGAGGATTAGCAACAAACTTAAAAGTTCCCGTTCCTTTTTTCTTATCCATATCAGCTAAATCGATCTTAAGATAGTTTCCAAACTTAAGTTTTGTATTAAGTATAAGAAGATCTTTATAAGCTTTCATAGGTTTAGAAAATAAAGCTGCTATAGCTTCTGGTCCAGATGCTTGTTTGTTTTCAGGTTTTTTAAACTGTTGCATGGTCTTTTGAATTAACTGACCTTCCTCACCTGCTAACGTTCTTTTTAAACTTGTAATCGCTGGTATTGTTGTATCACCTACTCCACCAACCTTAGTTTCGTATGCTCCTGGTAATGTTATAGGATCAGAACTTCCTTGTTTCATTGCAGTAACTTCTGATAATCTAATCCCTGTAACACCTTCAAACTCGTCCATATCAATAATAGCATCAGGTATTGCTCCTGCAGACATACCTGTGGATGCAAATGCTTTTTTATCAGCTGGAGTTGCAGATCTACCTACTCCAATCCCCATGTACTCAGATACATAATCAGAAACTCGTCGTAGTAAGACGTTTCTATATTGATTAGCTTGTGCTTTACCACCTCTGATATCTATATTTTCGTCTATCTTATTATCGGGAAAAGTATTTCTTATAGTATATAGATCAAGTTTTGGTGCCATTAGATAACAATCCTATATAAGTCAAGTATACGTCTAATATGTGGAGGAAAATTTCCTGCCAGATTAAACTTATCTCCTCTTTCTCCCTCAAAACTAAAACCTTTTTTATCTTGATCTTGTTTATGAAATAATTTAATCATATCGAGAGTAGCAACTTGAAGATCATAAGGCACTTGTCCTGCTTCATAGCCTCCACGATATGTTACTTTAACTCCGCTAGGATAAGGCTGAAAAGTAGGTGGGCCACTTAGTGTAAGTGATGGATAAGATCTATTAACAGTTGGATAATTACCTGTAATGCCTATATCCCCTGTATCTCTAGTAACTTCCCCACTGTCTCGTGAAAAACTGTACTGATTTATTGCAGCGCTAACATCTTTAGCTTCTGTATCTCCATTTTTACCATCAAAATGAATTAACATTCGTGTTTGTTCATCAGGTCTAAATCTTTGTGATGG